GCCGTCGATGAGATCGACGATCGCGTCGCAGGCGGCGGAGCGGGCGGAGGTGGAGATCGCGAGGGCCATGTCTTCGCTCCTACGTCGAGTACGTCCAGGTGCCCGTCTCTCGGACTGCGATCCACTCCGTGTCGTTGATCGCGAGGAGCTCGATCACGGCGCGCTGGGTCGTCGTCTCGACGTACCCAGCCGTCGGCGTGACGGTGCCCACCTTGCCGATCGTGTCGCCCGTCGCCGCGACGACGCGCATCCCGTCCGTGTCCTGACACACGAACGTGTACCGCAGGCCCTTGCGAGCCGTCGGCAGCGTGTGGTAGTTCGCGGCGGTCGCGCCCTCGTTCGTGAGGATCTTCCCCGCCTCGTCGGCCGTGAGGACGTTCGGGGCGCCAGAGATCGCCGTGTTCACCTCGACGACCTGCGGGCCGTCGATGAAGCCGAAGCGGCCGACCTCGCGGAGCGTGACGGGGCTCGCGCCCGTGTCCACCCAGAAGAGGACCCACTGCTGGGTACCGGCGAGGACGACGTCCTGGCCGTGCGAGAAGCTCATCTGTCCCGCGCCGCCCGCCTCGTGCTTGAGGGTGACGATGCGCGCGGAGTTCTCCATGCGGAGGAGGACCATCTGCGCCGAGATCCCGGAGACCAGGACGTTCGCGAGGTCGTCGCTCGCCGCGTCGGACTCCGTGTCGATCGTGTGCTGCGCACGCGTCGCCGTGACGGAGCCCGAGGCGATCGTCAGTTCGGACTCGTCGCTGCCGCCGAGGATCTCGCGCGTGACCGCGAGCCAGTCGTTGAGCGCGGTCGTGCCCGCGGACGTCGTGGGGTTCGTCGTGAAGTAGCCGGCGGCGGGGAGGGCCATGGGGAGAGAATCCGCCCCTGCTTAGCCGACCCCCTCAGTAGCCGCGGATCGTCACGTCGAGGAGGGTCGTCGTCTCGACGCCGGAGACGTACGTCCGGAGCGCCGGACCCTTCGCCCGGCTCCGGCTCGTGACGCCCACCTCAACCGGGGTGCCCGTCGTGGCCGCCACGGTCCGCACCTCGGCGATCCGGCGCCACTCCTCGCCCGGACTCGCCCGGGTGCCGCCGAGCGCGGGCACGGCGAGCGCCTGGACGTGCCGGACGCGCGCCTCCGAGGAGATCGTCACAGCGAGCCCGGAGACGACGGCCGCCTCGTACCCGCCCGGCACTATGAGCCGGAAGTCGTACTGGCCGACCGCCACCGGGTTCAGCCGCCCCGGCCAGGGCCTCCAGGGCTTCGGGCTCTGCGTCGTGAATATCGGGTCGGACGGCGTGGCCGAGAACATCGCGTCGTGCGGATTGATCGGCCAGCACGGGTCCGGCTCGTGTAGCCGGTACTCGATGCGCCACCCCTCGGCCGAGACCGAGGCGTCCACGGTGAGCGTGCTGCGCGGGCCTTCCTCGCCGCAGTGGACGGTGACCGACCAGACGTACTCGATCCACTGGTAGTAGGTGCCGAACAGGCTCGCCGCGCCGTTCCGCGCGAAGGCCCGCGCCGCGTCGAGCCAGATCTGCCCGAAGAGCGGGCCATCCGGGTCCGACCCGAAGACGGGCGTGTCGCCGTCCACGCTGAACATCGGCTCGATCTGCGCGGCCCAGAGCGGAGCCGTGCCGCCGAGCGCCGAGGCCGTCAGGGTCGCCCCGCCCGCGGTCGCGCCCTGGATCGAGCCCGTGAACCCGAGCGCTGACTCGTCCACGCGCCGGATGTCCCGGAACTCCGCCTGGTCGTCGATCGGGCCGCGGTCCACGATGAGGATCGTCTCCTCGGACTCGTTCCCGTCCCAGTCCACGGCGCGCACGAGGAACGTGCGGATGCCCTTCGGGACCCGGCAGAGCGTGAGCGGCGGGGCCTCGACGATCCCCTCGTGTGCGGGCTCCGCGCGCTCCCATCCCTCGTGTCCGCCCGGCGCGTGGCGCACGATGAAGCCCCGCAGGTCGGCCACCTCGTGGGGCATCTCCCAGGTGAGGCAGTCATTCTTCGTCGTGCGGACAGAGGTGGGGGCGGGAGGAGTGCCGTCGGGGCGCTCGACCTCGACCGGCGGCCAGGAGAACCACGGCGACTCGGCTCCCGTCTCGAGGTCCACCAGGCGCGTGCGGACGTCGTACTGGATCCCGATCACGAGGTCCGGAATCACGATGCCCGTCGAGGACTCCGGCGGGCGCTCGACCATGCGCCGCCACTCCGCGGGCTCCTCGTCCGCGGACGCCGTCGGGCGGTACTCGATCTCGTAGACCCTCATGTCGCAGCCCCCGACGCTCCGAGCGCGATCCGCAGCCCGCCCGTGGCCGACGCGGAACGCGACGGACCGTCGCGTGTGTTCGTGCTCGTCACGCTGAGCACCTTCGGCTTCGAGAGCTGCGTGCTCTTCGCCTGCGGTCCCGGCATGATGCTGATCTGCGGGTCGTACTTCGGAATCGTCGTCGTGTCGGCCGTCAGCACTCCGGGCGCCGCATCGACGAGCACGACGCGCGCGTTCAGGTCGTCGCCGGGGTGGATCTCCTTCACGATCATCTTCGCCGTCTCGGACCCGGAGACGCCGAACGCGAACCAGTCGCCGGCCGCGGGCATCGGGTTCCCCGACGTGATCGGCGTGGCGAAGGTGAGCGTCGTCTGATTGCCGGCCACGGTCGTCACGTCGCGCCGAAGGGTAGTGCCGTCGGACTTCCGGAAGCGGATGCCGTAGGTGGCCGCCGCCATCGGGCACTCCTGGTTCACGACGACGCCTGTGCAGTCGGCGCCGCTCATCGTGACGGAGACGACGCGGCCGCGCGCCAGGCCGAGGAGCGGGACGTCGTGCGTGACGTACCCCCAGTCCCCACGGACCATGTCGAGGTGCTCGAAGCCCATCTCCACCTCGTACTCGGCGGGACGCAGGCGGAGATCCGCGAGGCGGTAGCGGCCGAGCTTGTACGCCTGGTCGGCGTCCGTGATGCCGACGAGCTCGAGGCGATCGAACGTCGAAGCCGTCGCCTCGGTGTATCCGTCGTCCGGGACGATGCGCTCCGTGTCGAGGTAGCCGCTCTCGGGGTCCACGAACTGAACCTTCAGTGCGTTCGGGATCGTCGGGTATCGGACGATCGAGCGGAAGCCCCGCGAGTTGTGGGGGCCGATGTGGAACGTCGGCGCCACGGTCGCGGTGTCCACCTCGCGGACGACGGAGAACTTGCCGTCCTGGATGCCAGGGGTCGCCCGTCCGGCCGCGCAGACGTGCCGAAGCATGTTCTGCACCGTCGTCGAGCCCTGCGTCACGTGATTGAACTCGAACCCGTTCGTCTCACACTCACCGTGCCACGCGGCCAGCTTCGTCAGGTTGATCTGCGCGTCGGTCGCGGGGCGCTTGTTCGCTCCACCCTGCAGGATGAGCCGATACAGGCTCGCCGGGTTCGACGTCGCCCGTGTGATCCACGTGCTCGTGTCCGAGTCGTAGTCCGGGCAGATCGTCTGCGCGACGCCGTTGAACTGATCCACGAGCGAGGACCGCTCGCCGGTGATCTTGAAGCGAGCCGCGACGAGGCAGAGGCCCGTCTGTCGCACAGGGGACCCGGCCCGCGTGACGAGCATCGAGACCCAGTGCGTTTCGTCGATGATCCCGAGGTCGCCGTCGTTCCGATCCGTGAGCCAGTTGCATTCGACCTCGTAGGTACCTTCGGTCACGGCCCAGGAGCGCGAGGAGTAGACGCTGCTGCGCGTCTTCTCCTTCATCGTGATCGTCGTCACGCTCGTCCACGTCGTCGCTCCGACGAGGCGATAGCGGATCTCGACGCGCGAGCGCTGGTTCTCCAGGTTGCCCTTGTCGTTGATCCGGACGAGCCCGCCGGGGCACCCGACGATGACGGTGATGTTCGTGGCCCGATCACAGGTCGTGCGCCGGACGTTCGGGCCGGAACGCGTGCCCTCGGTGCGCCCCGTCTTGTCGCGAAGGATCGTCGCGACGACCTGCTCCTGGATGTCCGTCGCGAACAGCGTGATCGCGGCGTCGCTGTTCGTCCCGGCGCGGAGCTCAAGGGTGACCGCGGGCTTGCCGCCGATGTTGAACGGGTCCGCGTCGGACGTCATCTGGCCCGTGTAGACGAGCGTCGTCGAGCTCTTGAACAGCGGCTCGTCCCCGATCTTGAGATCCGAGAGGGCGAGCTGTCCGTGACCGAAGGTGAACAGCGCGTACTGGATGAGCTTGCCGTCCTCGACGGTCGTGTAGCCCGCCGCGGCGAGCGGAGGGTAGAGCCGGTGACGGCCGAGAACCTGGGGGACCGGAGCGTACGGAGCCACGCCGTTGCGCGAGCCGGCGATCGACCGCCGGACGCCGGGAGGCGATCCCGAGATGTCGGGGGCGGACGGGGCGAGAAGGCGCGTCAGCGCGATCTGTGCGCCGACGAAGATCGCGGTCGTGAGGACGTAGGCGACGAGCGTCGCGACGAGTTCGCTCGCTCCGAGCGCGACGGCACCCGTGGCGATGACCTCGCCGACGGCTACGAAGAACGCCGCGACCGCGGGGCCGCCGGGGCGACGGGAGACGACGACGATCGACGAGGCCGGGACGATCGTCTGATCGACGAGCTCGACGGGAACCGCTCGGCCGTTGACGGTCGCGTAGAGCCCGGAGCGCTCGAGGCCCGTGGCGTCCAGGAGCTGGCCGACCGTGTGCTCGTCGCCCGGGATCTCGACGACCTTGCGGCCGGAGTCGAGCGGCGAGAGCGCGACGGAGACGCGCGCGATCGTTCGGTCGCACGTCACGGCGCCGCTCCCTGGAGCACGAGGTCCCGGTGCCGGTAGGGCGGCCCGACCCGTGCGAGGACGAGGGGAGGCCGGTCGAAGCGCCCGAGCGTCACGCCCGCCGCGGCCATCGTGTGGAGCATCGTGCCGGGCCCGACGACGATCCCGACGTGCAGCTCGTCGCCGCCGGCGGCGGGAACGGAGAACGCGAGGACGTCGCCCGGCCGGATCTGCTCCGCGAGGACGGGCCGCCACGGGCAGTCCGCGGCCGCGACCTCCGCGGCGAAGTCCTGGGTGCGCGTCGGCGCACGGGGGCCGACCATCGGAGGGCAGTCGATCCCGAACTGCTCACGCAGCACGGCGCAGACGAGCCCGTAGCAGTCATAGACTTCGGGGCCGTCTCCGCCCCAGGCGAAGGGCTTCCCGAGGTAGCGGTCGATCGCGATCATCGGTCGAACACTCCGGGGAAGAGAAGCGGCGTGAACTCGGTGCCCGGGTAGGACTCCTCGAGGACCGGCGGCGGGTGCAGTTCGATCGTGACCGTCTGCGCGTCGTAGCTCGCGCCGCGCATCTCGAGGATCCACGAGGCGAGGATCGTGTCGGGAGCGCTCTGGCGGATGATCTCCACAGTGACGGACGCGGGCGACGTGATCGACCGGATCGCGGTGATGATCGACAGATCGACGGCGTCGATCGTCAGCAGCGCCCGCGGCATGTCCTCGACGTCCGGAGGGAGCTGCATCGTGAACGGGAACGGCGAGTACGTGTCGCCGCCGCTCACGACGCTCGCGCGGTCGTTGACTAGGCGCAGCGTGGCGGGGAGGTCGGCGTGCGTGACCGTCAGGAGAACGAGCCACAGGCCGCCCGTGCTCTGCGAGTAGAGCTCCGCCAGGGCGGCGGCCGGGAGTGCGCGCGGCATGGCCTAGCTCTGCCTCTCGACGCGCAGCACGCCGCGCCAGAGGGCGCCGCGGATGCCGCTGCGGGGCCGGAGGGGCGTGAAGGCTGGGCGCTCGAGGAAGACGAACGTCGCCGTGCCGCCGAGGGCCGCGTCCGTCATCGTGAACGAGTCGGTGCCGCCGGAGAGCGTCGTCACGTAGAACGTCTCGAAGGCCGTCAGCTCGGTGCCGCTGAACAAGACGGGGATCTGGTACTCGGCGACGCCTGTGGAGTAGCGCCGACGCACGTACGTCGGGCCCGTGTCCGGCTTCGTGCGGATGGCCTGATCGGAGGGCGCGTAGACGAGCCCGTCGAGGAGGTGTCGCGTCGGGATCGTTCCGGGCCATGCCGCCATGACCCGAGATTCCGCCCCTGCTTAGGATTTCCGGGCTACTGGCGTCGGCCTCGGGGAGCCGAGCCGTACCGCGACTGGATGGCGCGATCGACCCCGCCGCCGCTGCTGATCGACTTGGCGACGATCCGTTCGATCACGATGTCAAGCTGCGGCCCGCCCTGTCCGCGCGACTCGCGCACGCTCGCCGTCTCGCCGGGCTGGGGGTAGACGTTCACGATCGGCCGGCCGCCCTGCCCCGAGTCCTTCGAGCGGAGCGCGGCGGTTCCCATGCTGCCGCCGATGGCGCGCTTGCCGGAGAGCGTCCACGCAGAGGACCTCGCCGCGTCGGAGGGGTTCGCCACGCCGGCGACGCTCCGCGTCGGGGCCGAGGTCCCGCCGAAGCTGAACCCGCCCGTGAACCCACTCACCACGTTCAGCGCGAACTGCTTCGCGATCATCGCGGAGACGTCCTGCAGGAAGCTCAGCGCGAAGGACCGGAACGCATCCTTCGCGCTCATGGCCCCCGTCGCGAACTGAGCGAAGGCGTTACCGAACCCTTCCGTCAGCGACTCGGCGACGGCCGCGCCCTGTTCGCCGATCGACATCAGCCGAGACTCGATCGAGTTCGTGAAGCCCGCCGAGAAGCCCTCGCCGAAGCTACCGTCCCGGATCTGCCGGGCACGTTCGGCCTGCTCGTCCCGGGCCCGCCTCGCCGGGTCGTTCCGGATCCGGGCGATCTGCTCGGCGAGGTCACGCTCCAGCTCGATCGTCTCGACGCCGTGCTCGCGCGCCTTCGCGAGGAGCTGCGCGTACTTGTCCTCGACCGCCGCGACCTCCTGCTCCGTCTGCGAGGCGCCCTGGAGCGAGAGCTCGCGGGAGAGGGTCGCGTGGGCCTCGAGGACCTGCTCCTGGAGACGGCGGAATTCGCTCGTGTCGATCCGCTCGACCTCGGGGAAGTACGCACGCTGGAGCCCGGCGACCATGCTGTCGGCCATCCGCTTCAGCTCGGAGTCGATCTCCTTCTGCGACGACTTGAGCTCGTCAGAGAACTCCTTCCGGAGCGTCGCTGTGGGAGAGTCTCCATCGCGAGCCGCGTAGATCGCGTTCGACAGCGCGGAGCTGATGCCGGCGGCGGAGTTCTCCGACGCCCACTCGCTGGACCGGCGCTCTGCCGCCTCGGACTCCGACCGTAGACGCTTCTCCTGGTCTGCGCGCATCCGCGTCAGGTCGGCCTGGCGCTCCTTCTCGGCGGTCACGTCGCGCTCGACAGCGGCACGAGCTCGTGCTTCGTCGAGCAGGCGCTGCGCCTGGCGGATCTCTTCTTCCTGCGCCTCAATGAGCTTGTAGTGCGACTGCAGGCGCTGGGCCACCGCGGCGCGCCCTTCAAGCGTGCTGTTCTCTTCGGCCGTTCCGACTGGGGTCGATCGCAGAAGCCCGGCCAGCCCGTTCTGCTCCATCAGGAGGCGACGACTGGCCGCCCACTCCTGGGGCGACTCCCCAGAGCGAAGGCGCGCGAGGTCTGTCGCGAGATCGACCGCGTCCTTGCTCACCTCGTTGCGGAGCTCGAGGATCGACTTCTGCC